TAATCCTTCACTTTCAAGGTGAGTTCTATAGTCTGCTGTACACCAATCAGGTATCTCATCAAGTCCATAAGACATATTGAATACGGATGCAGTGTGTATTGCTAACCACTGTAGTCCACCTTCAGTCATTGGCTTTGAATGATAAAACTTAAACAATCCCCTAGCTAAATCAGATCCTTGGAAGTTCATAAAACTTTCACAGTAATACAATCTACTTCTGTAGTCTGCATCTATATACTGATAGAACTTCTCTAGCTCTGATAACTTACGTGCTTTCTCTGATATGAAAGCCCACTCTACCATCTTACTTCTACGTTTAAGTTCTTTGGCATCGTTATCTAGTACAGGTTCTTGAGACACAAACAGATCTTTGTTAGCTACCATAGCCTCAAATACAGGAGTATTAATTTTCCATTCTGTTTGTTGCAATTTATTTATTGCTTGTACCCAAGGGGCATAGGGATCTAAGTAGTCTCCTTCTAAGCTGCCTTTAATTACTGGTCTGTTTACACCATTAATATTTTGAAACATCTTATTGATATCTTTAGGTTTCTTTGTTGTAGTTGCAGCTAATGGAAAGCTATCTCCCCTATCTGGAATGACACCAAGTTCATACCAACGAGGAGAAGCTGACACAACATGACAACTGTTTCTTGTTTTAGCATATGATAAGTCTATGAACTTTAAATTATATAAAGCTTCTATAAACAAATCACCTATAGATACCTGAGAGCCCCAAGGTAGGGGCTCCCTATCTAACTCTTTACCAACACTTTGACCTATCTTAGTAGATGCATTGGTCAATGTTGTAGTCCCTGCTGGACTAGAGCTAGTGTCTTTTGTAAATTGCATCTGTAGTATTGAGATGCTTTTAAGAACGTACTCTTCCATACGTTCACTATAGTTAACTGATAGCCTCAGTAAGAGCCCTGCAAGATGGGGTCTTCTACGTGCTGGGCTAACAGCATCTACCCTAGTTACAAGGTAGTCAACTATCTCTTGGAGTGCTGACATATATTCTCCTATGTGGTTATATAATCAAATCCTTCTTGTATTTCAACAAGTCTTGTAGTGTTAGGGTCATATGATGCAGACCCAGCATCCCCAGTTTTACCTGTGAACCTAGACTTAAGTACTCTAAATGTAACTGTGTTACGTTCATAGTCATCTTCTGCTACTAGGTTCCTAGAGAATGCAATGATATCAAATGAGATCTGTTTGATTGAACCAGAACCTTTAATGTCATCTATAGATGCAATGTTACCATCCTCAAAGGCTTTACCACCCTGTGCTTTACGCAAGTGTGAGATTAAACCTAGCCATATGTTATGTCGTTTGACTATCTTTAGTAAGTCTGACATAAACTTATCGATAGCTTCATTACCTGAGAGTCCATCAGTACCTTCAGATACAGCAATAGTAATGTGATCTAGTACAAGATACTTACAACCCATAAGAGCCATGTATTCTATCTTATCTACTAGGCTATCATCACCTACAGAACCTTGATGATCTAGGAGGACGAGTCTTTCATCTCCAAATACTTCATCAAAACCCTGTCTAAGCTCGTCTTCTGATGGCTGTGTATCCTCATTAAGAGGTTTCTTGAGGGCCATGCCGATAAACTTCTCTGCCGTGTCTCCAACGCTCTCCTCCAAACTGATAAGCCCAATCCTATCATCGGTTTTTGATAGGAGATCCAAGATAATCTCTTTGATAACAGTAGATTTACCACTACCAGTTCCAGAAGTGAATAGAGTAATCTCACCATGCCTAATTCCTTTTAGTTTCTTGTTCAAACCACTGAGGCAATCAGGGTAAGGAACACACTCTACGTTTTGACGTTGTATAAACTGATCCCATATTGGTTGACCAGTTACAATGCCTGATGGGTTCCAACTCTGTGCATTCCATATGCATTCTATCAGTGTTTTCCAACCATGTTTCATTAATGTTTCGTTAGCGTCATTCTCTGGTAGCTTTGCGACCTTTGCTTTTCCTGGTTTTATCATCTTACCAAGGAAGTCTGTCATCTTTTTACCAGCTTCATCTTGATCCATCATAATGATAACGCTTGTGAAACTATTTATCCAGTCCCTTTGAGCCAAAGCACAAGAGGTAGCAGAAGCAGTACTAACACCGACCACGGAATATGTTCTTCCATACTTTTCTTTGTATGCTTGGGCAACTGAAAGAGTATCAATGGCTCCTTCACAGATGACCAACGTAAATCCTGATGTTGCTTGTCGTTGTCCGAATAGTTCAACATTTTTAAAGTCTCCATAAGTTTTAAAAGTCTTTGGTAACTTACGTTCTTGGTAGGCTGCAATGTTACCATCAACTGTCCAAGGATAGTAGTGTGCTTCTGGTTTCCCATTCACATCTACAGACATTTTAACATCGAAATGATCTACAATCTCTTGTGAAATTCCACGAGAAGTAATAGGGTAACTTCGATAACTTTTTATTTGTTCCATTGAAGGTCCAAAAGATCTTTCAATCATATCGTCTTGATCTATTAATTCATTCATGTTGTTTTTACTTTCTTTAAAGACTGTTTTTCCACATGAGAAACAGTGTGTTCTTGGATTATCATCATTGTATATATGGTTTGCATCAGAGCTACCACAACTTTCACAATTTATCTTCACCAGAAATCCCTTTCTTCTTTTATATCTCTATTGTTGTTACGTTTCTTTCGAGTCTTTGAGTGCTTTGAATCCCACTTCAAGTTCTTTTGTTTCTGCAATTCTAACCCAGAGGTACTCTCCTCCTCGCTTGACTCGATCTCTTTGTAAGATGATACCTTGGACAGTTTTGTCATTGAACTCCTCAAATATGTTTTGGTATGTATCTAGTAATGGTTTAATTATATTGTCTAAATCAGATGCTCTATTAGATAATCCAGCATAGACTATAAACAGCACAGGTTTATCCTCAAAGGGCCACTTAGACCCTATGAGAATTAATGCCATGTCTTCTTGAAACTTTTTGTAATCAGCTGTTTTGAAGGTTGTTCTGTTCTTCCGAACAAACATTCTGTTTGCCGACAATGGTTTCATTTGGAATAGGGTTTCCATTTCTCCTCTCCGCTGTTCTGATAGCGTGACAGTTATGGCATACCACTTCTGTCTTAACTATCTCTTCTAGGATTGCACTTATATCTCTGTCCCACGAAATCATACGAGCAACATTATGAAGCTTCTCATACTCAGGTAAGTGGTCAAAGGCTAAAGCATCTGGGTGTTTGTTGTATCCACAATCAGTACACCCTATGTCAGTCTTCAGTATCCCTATGAACTGACGTTTGTTCTTTCGACTTATGCTTTTCAATTTGTTTCTTAATGTCATCTAATTCTTCCCAAGAAGTTATCATTGTTAGTAGACGCTTGGCAACGTCAGGATCTCCAGCTTTGTTTGCTCGCCAAGCAGCTCGCACCCTATTCCACCTGCGTTGCATAGGAACTCCAGATAAAAGCTTCTCTGCTTTCTTAGGGCCAATGCCTTTGATTCCTGGAATGTTATCAGAGCGATCACCAGTGAGGCATTGAAGCATAAGCTTATAATTAGCAGTATCTTCAGAGATCTCTTGGATTTCTTTCTTGACAAAGTTGTAGTGGGTTCCTGGGATTTGTAGGAGATCTTTGTCGATCCCAGCCACTGCGTAATCCCTATTAGAATCTCTACACTCACTAGCCCAGATACTAACAAGATCATCAGCTTCCATATAGTCAGCCATGACAGCACTGTACTTATCCACAATGTAATCATGTCCATAGTTTAATGCCTTCTTAACATCTTCATCTATTTCCTTTCTTGTTGATTTATAGAGGGGGTATATCTCCTTTCGGAAATTACCCCTTCCTTTAATTGCTACAAGTAGTTTATCTGATCCACAATTCTGTTTGATCTCTCTCATTGTGTTGTCAATACCTACTCTGATATCTTTTTGTTTCTTAGTAACACACGCCATTCGAAAATATATTGAGTCCGAATCTACGAGTACTACTGCATTTTCAGTGAACATCTGCGTAACTTTCTCCAATTACATAATCACCACCATCCATACAAGTTACTCCAAAGAGTTCTGGACCAGCAGTAAATGATTCTTTAAGTATTTCCCCAACACGTTTTGCATCATCAGGGTGTGATTGAAATGCCATCTCGTCATGGTAAAACAAACGAGGTTCAGCACGTAGCTTTTCTTCTTTGATCTTATCCCAAGCCCACATTAGTGCAGCCTTACAGGTTACACCTTCTGCTGCTTGTAGTAAGTAGTTAAGAGTTTGATGACCAGACCCACAGAATACAGGGCGTCCATCAAGGGCAGGGAACCATCCATCACCTTGTGCGTTAGATGTTTTGTTCCAGATGTTTAGAAGTTTCTTCTTAAGTTCTTCCAAACCTTTGATACCTTTAGAGAAGTCAGCGCGTGATTTACGACCTACTTCACTGTTGGATTTACCTGTAAGGACTTGCCCCAACTTAGCATCACCAGCACCAAAAAGATAAGCATATAGATACCCTTTGGCGATACCCCTACTACATCCCAGAGCATCAGCGTTGCGTTGATGTTGGTCCCCATAACGTACTTCATTAGTGAAATCATCGTTCCCAACGTAATGACAAAGACCACGTAACTGATTACCAGCTGAGTCAGCACCGACAATAACAGTCCCCGGATCAGGTTTAAGCATCCCACGAATCTCTTTACCCCAAGGTGTCTCAATGCCAGGAAGGTTTGCAATAACTTCGTGACGGACCCTGAAGGTAGGAGTACCGATAGTCCACATATTACCATGAAGTCTTTTATCATCTTCATTCTCCACTCGTTCTACCCAGCCTTCCATGAGAGATGCTTTATGGCGTAGTACATAGTACTCATCTACCATTAGTCCAACTTCTCCTAGTTTACTTAGGGATGATGTTGTTAGTTTAGGGCCAGTAGTTATCCACTCACGACCTACTTTCTTTCTGTTGTACTCATCGGGTTTCCATCCGATTGTTCCCAACCAATCCTTGACCGCTTCTTGCGATCCAAGTTTAGCTTGTTCCTTAGTAGTTCGTTGGAAACAAAACTTTGGCCCTGCGAGATGTGTGTCTTCGACATTGACTTCCGTTTCAAAATATTCACTAAGGAGTTTGGCAGT